ATAAGCCGGACGTTTTAAACATTACAAGCCGTCAACCTCGCTTTCTCTGGATGCGAATTTAGGTGCATCAGTCATAACTACCTCCGGCTTTACCTCTGTGATGTTACGGACAGTCTGAGTTGTTTCTTCGGTGTACCCGGCGAAGTTGGTTAACCATAGCTTAGAGCCGGGGAAAGTACCCATATAGTACAGTTTCTGTTCATTCCAGTGAGTCATAAACAGCTTAAATCGCTGCATGATGTAAGAAAACTCATCTCTTTTTTCGAGATCATAAAACGATTGTCTGCTTGCAAATCCCAAAAACAAAGCACAGCCGGAAATAGTGTAAAGCCCCTTCCCTACACCCTTTGCATCATTACCACGGTTCTCATCCTCCCAGTCAAGATAGGCTGCGATCTTCGATGCTAAGTCCTCATGATTAGTAAATAGCGGCGGTCTGCCGCCTGTATTACCAATTGCAAATAAATTACCCCTCGGTGCTGCCATAGTATGTTAGGTTGATTTCATTAACTTGATCTTATTGTGTACGGTCACATGGCCGCAACCTAACTTTTCGGCTGCTTTCCGCATCGTACCCTCTTGCAAATAAACGTCCAAAACCCGAGCGGCTTCTTTTTTTTTCTTACCCGAGCGGCTTCTGACTTCGGACACAGCTTCGGGTGTAACTACTCCGTGAAACATAAGGCAAAGCGTGTGTTCGTGTGCTGTGATTTCAACGGGTTCGGCTTCGTCCGGTTCGATGTCTGTAATGTCACTTAGTTCGGCTGCATCTGGCAGCGGGCGAACCATTTTCCAGAATGCTGTTTTTCCCGGTCTCGCCTTCTGGTTGTACGCGATCTTGCAACAGTACTCAATCATGCCGCCATTTCGGTATAGATTGAAAATAAAGTCATCGCTATACCGATTCGACATAAGCACCTCGCAACAGATAAACGACACCATTTCTTGCCAAAGTTCATTTCCCGCAAACAAGTTTTTGACCGCCCGCCGGAATTGCTTCGATGTGTACAGTTCAGCAATAATGTCGTTTCGCGTCAAGACTTTACATAGTATGTATGCGAAGTTATTTTTTTTTTTTGAGTTGTGCAAATCTGATTGCGGCAATAGCCGGAATGAGGCCGAACCCATAACAGGTTTACCCCTACCCCTAAGAGGTAAACCCGTTATCAGGACTTGCGTATAATGAGCCATCATTCAGCTTCGCCCACCGGGTCGGTCAGGTTGCCCACCGTTGCCCGGATTTAGTTGTTGTTAATTGCAATGCAGCGTTATCCGGGCTATCTCAACTGGTCATGCCGTTTACATCCTACTGTGGCGGATAGGAGTGTTTGCGGTGTTATTCCTTAAAATTTTTCGGTATGATTCTATCCAACACATCGCCCGCAATCCACGCAAGCGGCGATTGTTTAGATTCAAAATAGCGGCGTATGTTATCCAACGCCACAACATCCGCCTCTGTAACATGAAGCGTTACTATTGTCTGCTGTTTTTCCTGCTGTTCCATCATTTCACCCTTTTAATTACTTTAGCTTTTTTCTTTTTGTTATCAAACACCAAAACACGCACAAATCCATCGTCTGGCGGCTGTGGTATAGGCTTTAACCATACGTTGTATTGAAGCTGCATTGAGTTTGCCGTTTCAGTCATTTTAAGATTTTCCATTGCTCTACAAATAGTGTTTTTCATACAACCTTACCACCTCATCCCGTTCCCATTTAGAAAGGCTCGATTGTTTATTCTGGATGCGTTGGTATTCGGCATGCAGATCAATACCGGGAGGCAATGTTCGCCGGTAGTTATTGCTGCCGTATGAATCCATCGGTTCAAGTCCGTTGGTAAGTGCTGCCGTAATTCCGATTAGTGTGTTTAGCGTGTTTAGCATATTCCAAATGTAGTTAAAGTTCGTTAGTTGCGTCTATTTGCGAGTTATGCCTCATTTTGCGAATACTCCAAAATTGGCTCGTTAAACACATACCCAATCAATCTTACTCTATAACCTTTATCCCATAATTCATCTATTGGCGTTCCAGTTCCATAGCTTATGAATATGCCATTTACAGCCTCTTTGTTTACCGTTATAATTCCAAACTTGGCTATAATTCCAAAGTAAATAACTCGCCAAAATCCGTATCTAAATAACCATTTAATCTTGAATTTCTCACCGTGCAAAGAGAAAAAACGAGGCATAACAACACCCTTACGCAATGGGGGGGGGGGTACTGCTTCGTTAGACAATTTTTCTATGTTCATAATTTTGTGCTTCTAATTTAGTGCAGTGGTTAAAAGCCCCCACTGCGTAAGGCTGCAAAACGTTAGGCGCAATGCAGCGACAACCACACCTTACCGATATATTTTGTATAAGCTGGCGGAATAGCTTCTTTTAATCCTTTGAAATCCATCCAATCAATGCCATAAGCAAGCGGGGCGTTTTTCACGGTCTTTGGTTGGATCCCAAGCGCAAATCTTTTTTCTCTACTTGCTTTGCTTGCAGTTGTTACTAATAGCGGTATTTCGCTATGGTCGCAGTTGCAAGGCGCAACCAAATTAAATGATGTTTCAAAAAACCTATGTCTTTGAGTTCGCAAATTGAACATTGAACCGCAAAGCATTGTCGGGTTTTTAAGTTCATTTTTTGCCCCAGCCACATTCTCTATACAATACGGCTTTCCAATTTCATTTAGTAATTCACGCAATACATCTATTAACTTTTCGTAGTTGCCTTTATGTTCTTTTGGCGTTAAGTGGCTATATCCCTGACAGGGCGGTGATGCGTGAATAAAATCGTATTCCTTGCCGTGTTCTTTCAGGTAAGTAATTGCATCGCTCAAAATGAACTTAAAAGGGTATTTTGGTTGCGGTTCAATATCAATTCCTGTTACATCAAATCCTGCTTGCTTATAGCCCATCCCTGCACCGCCAGCACAACAAAATAAATCCAAGCACTTCGGAGAATGCACTGCGCCTAACATTGGCTTGGTAAAATTGCCGTTTTGTGCTTCGTTTGACATTTTGTTTAAATTTTGAAATTATACCCTTGTAATTTGACCGCAACTACTTATAAAACGGCCGTCCGCATGGGGGTGATACACGTTACTTGCAGCACATCTCCCGGCTTTATTTTCTCGTTGCTCATTCCGCTTCCTCCACAAGTTGTTTAAGGCGGTCGTGATTGTGCTGTAATGCGGTTTCGATGTTAAACATTACATCCGTAGTTTCGGCCTGCTCAACTGCTGAATACAAGCGAGGGTATAACTGTTGGCAAATGTGTAGCCGCGCCTCTAATTTTTCGCACTCAATCGCCGTTTCGATTATTTTCCGGTAGTTCATTGTTGCTCGTTTAAAAGTTTGATTGGCAGGTCTGGTAATCGCATCCAAAAAACAGGCGGCAATATACCTAAGTTGCCGTTTGAGTCCCGCCAATTACCCCATTCTTTTCCCGCCCCTATGTCTTCATAGGTAGCTATAAAAGTGCCGTAAATCCTGCACCAGACTAAAACAGGTTCGTTTAATTCGGGCTTTGCGTGTTCTGTTTTTATCCAATTCATTGTCGTTTGGTTTAGGTGTTAGTTTCGGTTAAAATAAGGTTCTTAACATTTTCGTATGCGTGAGCCATTGCGCCTGAACACACTGCCGAGGCATTCATTTCGGCCTCTTCAAAAACAGCCTCCTGTGTTCGACAATCGTATATCAAACCGTCAATGCGTTTGATTAGTCTCTCAATATCCATTTGATTTCGTGTTAAAATAAAAAGCAGTGCCCAAGACATCCGAGTTTCAGTAGTGAGCCATCACAATCACTCATCGGTACACCAACAATCGTGTCTATCAGTAATAGGCTACACCTGATAGTCTTTTCAAACTTTGTTGTGCGTTCTGTCAGCATAGTGTTCTGCATGGCACTGCTTTGTTAAAAATAAAAAGCCCCGTCTCAGTAGCAGTTGAGATCGGGGCTTATGGAAGTTTAGAGAGCTTCCAAGTCCTTTGCGCCTGCTACAACGCTTCTGCAATACTACGGATTATTTCTGAGATTGCAAATGTTTTTCTGATTAATACCTAACCACGCCTGTGATATAGTTGATGTTTTTAGCCGAAAAAAGAACAAATTTGCCATTCTGAAAAAAGGTGCAATAGGTTCTATCCGGGTCGCCACAGGTTGAAAAATTAGGCTCGTCACTTATGCGATGTTGCGTATTGAAAAACACAACATCAACTGATTGTGAAACATCAATAGCCTCGATGCCCCTGTAATGCTGATTGGTATTTTTGATAAAAACCTTACTCCCTGTCTTAATGCGGCTAAGGTCGATTATCGGCTCAAACGTTACCACCACCTTACCGTCAAGTATCTGAACTTTTTCGGTGTGGTTTTCAGGAATCGGAATTTCGTGTTTGGTTTGCATGGTTGTTTTTTGGGTTTAAGGTTTATTAGTTAGCCCCGATAATCCGGGCGTGAAAGATTGCGTACCGATACACCTCACCATCTTGCTCAATGTAGGCAATTTTACCCTTGCCGAAGAAACGGCTAACAGGGTGTTCAAATTGCGGCATTGGCAGTGTTAAGGGCATAGGGCGGAACTGTGGTTCGGTTAAAGTCTGCATGATTCCAGTGTATTAATTAGGCCGCCTATTGAGGCTCTTGTAAAAATACATTCATCGGGTATGTGTTCTAACATACGCCGCAAGTCCATTGCATAGGCCGCCGCGTTATCGCCCCGTATAAATACGCCCGGCCAATCGTTGCCAAATTGTATTGCGCCGGTTTCTACGCGCTCGCCTTCGTGTGGTATATTTGTCATTTTGAATATTTTTTATTTTTCAGTGAGTATCCAACAAACAACCGCGCAAAGGTGATTATCGAATACGACATCATTTCTTGCTCCAAATTTGCGCGTTTGCAAGCAACGGTGTATTTCATGTTTAACTCTGCCATCGCCTCGCAGATCGCTACGGCTTTTTTGCGGTAGTGTTTAGTTTGCATTTCACGGTAGATTTACGTGTGTCATTTTGTTAGCTTGTTAAATACATAGTCGAATGCCGCTGAATAGGCTTCTTGTGGTGTTAGGTGTTTTTTAATTAAATCGTTAGTAGTTGCCATATTATCCGATGGTGTTAAGGGTGTGTTTCATCTTGCGTTACTATATAACATTCTGAAAGCCCTTGATATTTTAAAAAGTCGTAAAGCCGTTGAACGCTTATTTGTTCGGGTGTTTTATCCGCAAGTCCGCTACAATAAAACAGCACCCCGTTTTCATTGTATTCGGCAATCACAATAAATGGGTTCTTATCCGACCAGTGCCAGTTGTAAATTTCGGTCGGTTTTTCGGAATACATCATCTCGGAAAACTGCTCTTTCGTGAGAGGCACGACATCTGTAACCACCCTTTGTTTTGTTGTTGAAAATCGATACATCATGTCATTTAGTATGTTTTAAGCGCAATACTGCGCGCATTCAATTGTTAACTGTTCTATCTGTTGGTTCAATTCGGCAAGCTGTGCAGCACGTCGTTTGCTTACGTGTTGTTGCCGGTTAATAGCCTTTGTCAGAGCGATCAACCTAAACAACTCCCGTTCAAGGTCACGCGCATATTTAACGCGGTGTATCACCCTGCGCTTTTCGCGGTCGCTTTCTGCGTTGACTTTTTGGGCGGGGCTCATTTGAGTGATTCAAAATAACTTTCTTTTGTCCCGATGTTAAATTTGGTTCTTTCGGCATCGGTTAGCTCTCTTTTGTCGCCACACATTGTACACTCCATTTGCGAGAACTCTTTCGGGAAAGTAGTGTTTATTTTATATTCGTGTTTGCCATCATTTAAGCAGTCGGCCTTTTCGGCCTCATAGTAAAACGAAATCGAAGTTTCAAACACAAATGATTTTTCGCAGTGTCGGCATTCCATTTGATGCTTAACACCCTCTTGATAACCAAAACCATCGTCGTGGTTTATGTCAAGTTCTTTTTCGCAATAAGGGCAATTAATATCCATTGTCGTTAGTGTTAGTTTGATGAAGCAAAGGTAAATCAAAATCCCGAACCTGCAAATTTATTTTGCAATATTTCTACAAGTCGCTGTGATTCAGTGTGATTAATTTACATAAGCCCATTCGTCTGGGCTAACATCATCTGGCTCACATTCATCAGAAACAACCTTAGCATCCTCGAAGTGCAAGCTACCGACATGAACAGCCCAAAGCCATGTTTCAGCGGTCGCGTATCGCTCTCCGAGAAAAATACAGTTTTGCTGTCTTAACCACAGTAATTCATTAAGTCGCGGCAATTCGTCGCTTGTTTTTGTCCAGTGTATCATTTTTTTAGTTTTTAGTTCTATGCTCAAAGC